AGTATATAAAGATTTATGATAACCCGCAGCGTCGTCTATAGTAGACTTATCATCACCAACAAACTTGTTGATAAAATTATTAATGTCGCTTTGAGTTGTCTTTACTTTATTAACATCACTAACATTGTACCGATATTTTTTATCTCCGACGTTGTATTCAAAACCTTTGAAATTTTGTCCAAAGAAACTATCAGTCTTATTTAAAAATGTTCTCTTGCTTTTTTCAGATAACTTTTTCTGACCTTCTTGATCTTTGTTATACTTATGATAGAAATTAATAGCATCTTGTTGTTCTTGAGTCAACTTTGACCCAGCTTTAATATCTTCATAATACTTAGACTTTTGCCCGTCTAAATAGGCTTTAGCCTCGGCAACTTGCTCTTTGAGGGCTATTTTTTTACTACGTATTGTTTTTTCATCATCAACTTCTTCTTCGTACCCAAACTTATCTTCTAATAAAAAACCACGTTCTTCTGCTGTTAAGTGAGATTTAGTAGTTCTGTAGTACTCATCTAGTATATCTGAGTCGTCCATTTTTGAAACATCTCTATTTAAATTAACGTAGTCTTGTAAATCACCACCTGTTTCTTCCATAAACTCTACAACTTTTTGTATACTCTCTGGCAGTGGTTTTCCAGTAGTAACAGCTTCTTCAACTGCTTCTTCAACCGCTTCTTGTACCTCTTCAACTTTTTCTTCTTCAGTAACCTCTTCAAGTATAGGTTGCTCTACTGTTTCTTCGACTACGTCCACCTTTTCTTCTTCAGCGGGTTGTTGCTCAACCTCTTCGCTTTTAACTTCAGGTGCTTTGTCTAAATCTATTTTAATAACATCTGGATCTTCAGCGCTATCAAACTTAGATAAATCTACTTCGTCAACAACTTCTTCAATTGGTTGCTCAACGTTTTCTTCAGTTGTCTCTTCAACAACTTCTTTGTTTTCTTCTGTCATAATAAAATTTTATAAAATATTAAATAATAAGGGTTACATTTCTAAACCTGCATCCCCTGTAACTATATCATTACCTGACGACTCAAACTTTTTAAGTGATTCACCCCCACTTCTTTGAGTAATCATTTCTTTTTGATGCCCAGCTTGTCTATCAACTCTAGCATCTTTTCTATCTTCTCTTAAAGCTTCCATTTTATCTGCAGCTTCTTTTTTCAAACCCTCTAATTTTGTATTTAATTGAAACTCGTACTGCATTAAATCTTTTTTAACAGTAGCCTCTTCTCTTAAGTATTGTATTTTAAGTTGGTTTCTAGTTTGCTCTAGTTGAGCATCTGATTGAGCTAGCGATTGTTTCTTTTGAACTTCAGCTTGTGCAGCAGCTTGTTGAGCTTGTGCGTTTGCTTGAGATTGAGCTTGTATATTTTGCTGTTGTATTTGCTGATCTCTTTTTTGTTTTTGTTTTCTTTTAATTTTAAGCATTTGATTTGCAAGCTTTACGTTTCTTATAGTACGTAAATCTATCGCATCATCTAAATCTATAGAGCCTTGTTGTAAAGAAACTTGTATATTGTTTTCTAGCATTTGTTTTTCTTCATCATCTGGCATTAGTTCTATAAATATACCAAAATCATAAAGATGTAGATTTTTCATTTCTTCTAATGTAGCAACGTTGTGTGCACCCAATGATCTAATAAAAGCGTCACGTGTTGGTGAATACTCTATTATATCTGCTATACGTAATGATAAACACTCTGCTACTTCAGCTGTTATAAACATCATTGATTGTAATATATGTCTAGTTGCTGTATTAGAATTAGCTGCTGCCATTTTTTGAACACCAACTAAAGCGTTACGATCTGGAGTACTAGCATCTCTTGCTTCGTTTAATCCAGTTACATCTCTTATCATTTGTAAGTAATAGTTATAAGTACTGATTAAACTTTGTATTTTACCACTATTAACTCCATTGCTTATTTGTTGTATTGGTACTTTACCAGGATTACCATCGCCCTCTGAAGTAAAGCTTCTACCAATAACACTACCAGTTTGAAAAAACATGTTTAAAGCTTCTTGTGGATTATAGTTTGTTCCATTACCAAGATCAACTTCTGCTAAGCCGTCAGCATCTAAGTATACTCCATCAGGAACCATACGTGCCATAACTTGTTGTAGCTTTAAGTGTGTTAATTGAATCATATCAGCAAAACTAGTTATTCTACTAACAACAGATTCTATTCTACCTTCATACATTCTAGGTGCAACTATCTGATAATTCATTTTAACTTTACTAAAATCAGAATCTGTACGCATCATGTTGTCACACATTTTCCATCTCAACATCTTGTCTGAACCAATAATATAAACACCTTCATATAAAGTTTCTACAACTCTTTCTAGTTTAGAAAAATTAACATCCATACCCTCAGGTGGATTAAATTGATCGTTTTTCTCAATAACCCTTTCACCACCATTAGCTAACTTTTTTAACTTGTAAACATTGTTCATGTGTGTTTTGTAATTAAAGTATAAAACTTGAACTTTGTTTTTATCTCTATTCGTAACGTAGTCTAATGGATAAGCGTACTTATCTGTTATTTCTTTTATCTCCTCTTCAGATAACTCTGGAAACTCTTTTACTAATTCGTTAATCGGTAATTCTTTTACCTCTCCAATATAGTACACATCTTCAAAATAAGGAGACTCAGTGTGTGAATAAACTAAATCAGCTGGATCTACATATTGCGCTCTGGCTCCACTGCTAAAATCAAAAGTAGTTTTAGTGGCTCCAATACCTAGTACAACTAAATCATATAAACATCTTCTTCTAACTAAATCATAATCACTGTTTTCTAATAAAACATTTAAGGCCTGCTCTTCTGCTAATTCCACTGCTTGTTTATAATTAAGCTGCATGTGAAGTGTTAACTCCTCTTCTGTGTCAGGTAAAGTTTCTGGATCATTCTCGTATAAATCTATATTGAATCTTTGTTTAACTAAATCCGTATAACTTCTAGATCTCATATCGAGAAGTATAGACTCCATGTACTTAGTTCTTTTGTTTACACCAAACTCATCTTGTGAAAAACAGTTTATTTCAAAGTTTCTTTGAGCCATACCGTTTACAACAATATCTACAAACTTAGGAATAATAGGTACAGGCTTCCAGTCAAGATTAAGATAAGATAAATCACCATTTATTGATAATTCATTTTTATATTTTTGTATAGGTTGTTCACCTCTAGCGTATAATCTTAGTGTATGAAAATTATTTTTATGACTATTGTACTTTGAAGTAGTTCCAGAAAACCACTCGTGCCTTATTGCTCTTGCTACTTTTAAACCGTAATCTTCATTTAGCTTTTCTAAATCGCTAACAGCTTGTGACGGAAAATGTATTGAGTGTTCTTGTCTCATATTTTATTATTAATTATCTTAGATGAAAATCCAGTGTTATTATATTTTGATATGGTTATATTTAGTGGTTCTCTTTTTTGTTTTGGATTTGGTCGGTATAAATGTCTATTACAAGCCATTACAGCTAGACCTGAACTTATAGAAGCATCATGCTTAGTTCTTCTATTTATATTGAACTTAGACCAGTCGTTTAACGTTTGATTAAAATACATAGTACCGTAAGTACCGTCTTGTAATAAACCAACGTGATCATTTATGTACATCTCTATAGCGGCAGCATGAGCCTGTTTTATATCTTCACTTGAGTTTGGTATTCCACCTACTTCTTTTTCTGCGGTTGATAATTTATTCCAAACCTTATCAGGTCTGTTCATACTAAACGCTCTGTAACCTCTTCTACGTAAATAGTATAATAATCTTGGCTTATTGTTTTCAGCTAGTAGTGGCATGCCATAAAATACTAGTGCCATTAAAACATCTTCAAAAAATATCTCAGCTGTTTGTGGTCTTGCTATGTATTCAAGAAAAAAGGTATTTGCTGGTGCGTCTTCCATTGAAAACTTTGTTAACCCATGCAAAGCACCTTTTGATCCTCGTTTATCTACTGTTCCAGATATATCGTATGAGTCACAACCAAATGCACCTATATGTTCGTTACCTGGATATCTTACGCCATTTTTTAATATAACGTTATTTTGTAATTTAATTCCTGGTACCCAGCTAATTTTAAATCTACCGTTAGGATCTGGGTTAAAAACAACTTGCGTGTCTTTTTTACCATTAATCCATTGAAAGTTACCAGTTGTTAACACAGATGAGTTTCTATTACCTTCATTATAATCTATTTGCTCGTATATTTTAACTAGATTAAATAAACTATTTTTTGTTTCATCTCTGAATGCATGCTCTTCTGTCCTTGGGAATTGTCTGTAAAATTCATTCAAAGCATCTTGATCATCTTTTAACCCATCAACCTCATTGTTCCAATAGTCTATAACACCGTGTTCTATTTCTAAGCCATGCGGATCAAGTGTTTGTTCTCTAGGAGCGTTGAACACAGGCCTTCCATACTCGTCGATGAAACCTTCGTAATTCCATTCCATAGGAATAAACAAAGAATATAGTCCTGACTTAGTCTGTCCATTGCGATTTCTTTTTGTAACATCTGAATTATTATATAAGTTTTTAAAATTATCACCACCTTTTTCTAACGCATTGCTAGTACTACCCATCATACACTTACCAACTATTCTACTACCTAACCGTAAACAAGTTTTTGTAACTCTCCAGTTATTTTTTATATTGTCAGGTCTTTCCCACTTACCACTTTCGTCATGAACTAATAAGTTTAATTTTTCACCGTCATAACTATTATCACCTGTATTCTTCCAATCTATAGTTGTATCAAGACCTTGTATATCATCTATCTCTTCTCGCTCACGTATTTTTTTACGAGTAAACTTTTTAGCAGGTACTCTATACGCTAGCTCAGACTTTGGTCGATCCATACCATCTTGTATTGGTTTAAAAAAAAATGGATAGTTAATGCTAATAGGTACTACTTTATCTGTAAACATTTTCTTCGCATCAGCACCTGTTTTTGATAGTATACCAAATCTACTATCACTAGCTAATGTAGCTTGATTAACAGTTTCAGCTGAACTCATAAATGAAAAACCAGATCTTCTATTCTTTAGATAGCACATTCCATAACATCTTCTATCTGCTTTACACGCCTCCCAAAATATGAAGAATAACCTATTTGCTTCTCTAAAATCAGGAGCACCAACATCAATTTTACTCCATTGTAAATACATATAGTGAGTACCGGTTAGGTATGTT